AGCCCCTGAGCCTATTGTTGTAGATGCGTACCAGGGGCAGGGTGGCTCGTACATCCTTGACTCTGAGACTGGCGTTCGCACGCTTGTGCAGCGCACCCTCCCCCCGGAAATGGCGGGGCAAATTGAAACCCAAGAGGTAACTTCCAATGCCACTTCTGACACGCAAACGCCTGATCCTGGCGGAGACGGAGAGCCAGTACGGGACTGATCCAAGCCCCGGCGCTGCTGATGCCGTTCTGGTTCGTGACCTGAGCATCACTCCGCTGCAGAGCGATGTTGTCAGCCGCGATTTGATTCGTCCGTACCTGGGCGCTTCTGAGCAGTTGCTCGCCAACACTCGCGTTGAATGCACATTCAGCGTTGAGATGGCCGGTAGCGGCACTGCTGGCACGGCTCCGCGCTACGGCTCGGTGCTGAAGGCATGCGGCATGGCTGAGACCGCTGTGACGCCTGCTGTGACTGGCACCGCTGATGCAGGCGGCGCCAACACCATCACACTGGAGAACACCGCCAGCGCAACCGACAATGCTTACACCGGTCAGATCATTCGCATCACTGGTGGCCTGGGCAGTGGCGCAATCGCTTTGATCACCGGCTATGTCGGTTCCACCAAGGTTGCAACCCTGCGTCCGCTGACCGGTAGTGTCACGTTTGATGCCACCAGTGTTTACAGCATTGGCCTTCAAACGGTCTACACCCCTGTGAGCGCTACGTTCAGCTCGGTCACAATCCACTACAACATCGACGGTGTGCTGCACAAGCTCACCGGTTGCCGTGGCACGTTCACTCTGAATGCGAACGTCGGAGAAATTCCGACGATCGACTTCACGATGACCGGGATCTATAACCCGCCGTCCGACACTGCCGCTCCTGCTGTCACCTATGCAGATCAGGCAACGCCTTTGATCTTCAAGAACGGCAACACTGGTGCGTTCAGCCTGCTGAGCTACACCGGGTGCCTGCAGTCAGTGAGCATGGATCTGGGCAACGAGATCCTGTATCGCGAGCTGATTTCCTGCACCAAGCAGGTGAATATCACCAACCGCGCCACCACTGGCACGACGGTGATCGAAGCTCCGACGATTGCTCAGAAGGATTACTTCACTGCAGCACTGTCTGATGGAACGCTGGGCGACCTGTCGTTCATCCACGGCAGTACTGCCGGCAACCTTGTTTCGTTGTATTCCACTCGCGTGGACATCGGCGACCCCAGCTACGAAGACCAAGACGGCATCCACATGCTGTCAATCCCCTTCACCGCTGTGCCGAGCACCGTTGGTAACGACGAGTTCCGTCTCGTCTACGCTTAATCGGTTGAGCAAGGATTGCCGCCTCGTGGGGACGCGGGGCGGCTTTTTCATGTAGAGTTCGATCAGTCAACGTAATTCTCGTGGCATTTATCCGCAAAAAGGTCAAGACATTCAAGTGGCCTGTCACGGTTGAGGAGCCTTCCGACGGCGGGACTTTTGACTCAAGCACCTTTGACGCAGTGTTCAAGCGTTTGGGGCGTAGCGAGTTCGCCAAGCTAAGCGAGAAGGGCGACGTGCAGATGCTGCAAGCCGTCTTGGTCGGCTGGGATGGCATCAGCGATGAGGACGGCCAAGCAGTGCCGTTTTCTCAAGCGATGTTGAAGGAGTTCGCGGACGATCCGTACTGGATTCGTGGTGTGCTCAAGGCTTATACCGGCACATTTGAATCGGCACGGGAGGGAAACTAAAAGAGGCTGCGGTCTACTGGGCAGGTGGAGCGCAGCAGGTAAAAGACGACACAGGCGATGACGCCAAGGCATTTGGACTGATTCTGCCCAAAACGCCCAAGCCGGTCGAGCCCGAGGGCTGTGTCGTGTGGGAAGAAAACTGGGAGTCCGTCATGATGTTTCTGCGCATGGGAACGCAGTGGCAGGTCAGCATGGCGGGCTACACGGGCATGAAGTATGAGGTGCTGCTGTGTTCTGGCGGCTTGTTTGACCTCTACAATGTGAAGGATAGGCGCACCATGCTCGAAGACCTCCGCACCATGGAAGCAGCCGCCCTAGCCGAAATTCACAAGGACAAGGGGAATGGCTAAGAAGATTGAGGAGCTAATTGTTGAGCTTGGGATTAAGGGGCTAGAGGGCCTCGATAATCTCAGCTCGTCGTTCCGCAATCTTCAGAAGGCAATTGGGCCTAGCGACAGCGCGATCACGCAGGTTCGCAAGTCAATTCTGGATATGTCATCTGCTGGAAAGCAGAGCATCCAGATGATTCAGGGGCAGATCGATGCCTTCAAGGGTCTGCAGACCCAGGCAACGATTGGCAGCAATGTTTACAGGCAACTTGCTGGTGACGTTAACCGGCTAAGCGATACTCTTAGGAGACTGAGGGGGGATTACGAAGAGGTTGGTCGAGTTGCGCGACAGACTGATGCGCAGATCGCTAACCAGTTTCCAGCGCGCAGGCCGGAAGCGTTTCGCGTTCAGCTTGCAGCGCTAAATCGTGAGCTGGCCCAGCTCAGTGTCAGTGCCCGTGCTTACGGCGACGCGCTGACTGAGATCACGATTCGCGAGACCGCATTCGGTCGCGCCCAAGCAAGGCAGGGTGCCATTGCGGGTGCGCAAGCAGTTGGTGCGCCATTGATTGCAGCGATGACGCCACAGCAGGCGTTGCCGAATACGACGGCGGCCCTGCGTGTGCAGCTTGCTGAGCTGACGCAAGATTTTGACAATCTTGACCGCAGTGGCGAGCAATACGCCGAAACAGCACGTCAAATCAGTCGAATTCAAGAGGAGCTGTCACGCAACATCCTTGGTGTTGCCACGGCTTACGACCGTCATGCGGCTGCAGAGAATGCTGCAATTCGTCGCGCAGAGAAAATGCGCGGCATTCAAGAGTATTACAGGGGTCGCGGTGCGGGTAGCGGCTTCCGCGATCCCAGCACGGGAGCAATTATTGCTGGTGGAGCTCCAGGCACCAGTCAGCCATTGCCGATCGAGCGCCCGATGCGCGAGATCAGTGGTTTGTTTCAGCAGATTGGACAAATCGGCATGCAACCGATCATCTCCAACATCGAGATGATGGGTCGCAGCTACGACGAAGTGGCTGCCTCCATCAAAAGTGCAACAGCCGCCTCTAACGGGAGCATTTCAAGTCTGCAGGCACAGCGTGGTGCATGGCAGCAGCTCAGGGCACAACTTGATCCAGCCAGTGCGGGCTTCAAACAAGCTGGCCGCGAGATTGAACAACTTGATCGTCGCCTACAGAAGTTTCAGTTACGACGCCGTGGCTTAGGCCCCATGGGCGCCACCCAGGCGGCTGGTGCAGTTATCAGTGGCGGCATTTTTGGCGGCCCTGAAGGCGCGATCGGTGGCGCAGTTGGTACAGCGCTTGGCGGAGTCCCAGGTGCATTTGCCGGCGCTGCTGCCGGTGCGCAGATCGGCATCATGCGCCAGTCGCTTGGCGCGATGGCAGAATTCACTGCTGAAATTGACAAGCAGCGGATTGCTTTGCGGAATGTGGTTGGGTCGCAGGAGGCGTACAACAGCAGCCTGCAGTTTATTGATGCAACCAGTCGTCGTCTAGCAATCCCTCAGGATCAGCTAAACAAGCAGTTCACCCAGCTTGCGGCATCTGTTGTGGGCGCAGGCGGCAATGTTGATGCCGCCAAGGTTGCTTTTGAGGGTATCGCCGCTGGTATTCGAGGCACTGGCGGATCGCTGCAGGATTTGCAAGGTGCGTTGCTTGCCACGTCTCAAGTCTTTGGCAAGGGTAAGGTAAGCGCTGAAGAGCTTAGGCAACAGATTGGTGAGCGCATGCCAGGTGCGTTCTCGATCTTTGCTGAGTCGATTGGCAAGACGCCACAAGAGCTGGACAAAATGCTGTCGAAAGGCGAGGTCAGCTTGAACGACTTCATGAAGTTCGTGCAAGAGCTGAGTCGTCGCTATGGTCAGTCTGCAAACGAAATTGCCGCTAGCAGCCAGTCGGCCGGTGATCGCATGCAGGTCACCTTTGCAAGATTGCGTGAGGCGATTGGTCGCGAGTTGCAGCCTATTGGCGCGCAGTTCCAAGAGCTAATTGCAAGAGTGCTGGCGGAAAATGAAAAAGAAATTGTTAATTTTGCAAAAAACATTGCAAGCGCTGCGCGCGCAATTGCTGAGTTTTTAGTAAGTGCTGGCCCTGTAATTCTTGAAATTGCAAAACTTGCAGCGCAATTTGCAGCCGCAAGTTTGGCCATCAAGGTGTTTACCGCTCTTCGAGGGCCAGTGCAAACAATGTTCTTGGCGCTGCAGAATGGATTCACTGCTACTACTGCTCAAGCCGCTGCGGCGCAAACTCGAATGATTGCGTTTGGTACAACTGTAAAAGCAATTGCCGCATCATTGGCTGCGCCAATTATTGTAACAGTTGCAATCGTGGGAGCAGGCATTGTTATTAAAACTCTTAACGACATTAAAGCTGCGCGCGATCGCCTTACGCAAGAGGCCACACTACCAAGAGGAGAGCAGTTTATTCAATCAATTGGCGGCAGCGCTGCAAGCTATGAGACGCTTGTGCGCAATGCAAATGATGTCGCAAAAGCCCTTGATATTGAAGAGCAAAATCTTAAGGCGCTTCGAGAGCGTTCAGCGCAGCGTCAAACCAGCACTTACAGCGGATTGAATCAAGAAAACAAAACGTTAAAAACGCAAATTGATGCAACAGAAAAATCTATTACTCGACTAAAAATAAATTATCGCGCGTTAATTGATGCTATTCCTGACGCAAAGAAAGCATCGCAAGCTGGGCTGGACTTTAGTTTTCCCGGTGGCGACGTAGCAGGTGCCGGCGCCGGCGCTAAAGGCGCTAAAGGCCCGGAAAGCCGCGCTGCAGAGCTAAGGCTTGATTTGCATCTGCGCGAGCAAATGCTTGAAGCCGAATCCATGATTGCGCAAGCGCGACTGGATGGTGACGAGCGGCTTGTGGCAATGCTGACAACATTGCAAGCGCAGACACGTCTGGTGACGGAAGCCGCCAAGGTTGAATTAGATAAGATTCCAGCTCAAGACAAAGCGCTGAGATTGCGTATCCTTGAGCAGGATTCATTGCAAGAAAACAGCAGATTGACATTTGCTCTTGCAGAACTAGAGAAAAAGGCAACCGAAGAACTCAAGAGGAGCATGGAGCAAATCTCCAAGCAGGTTGACGAATTCAAGAATCGCGCTGCATTTGAGCGTGAGTATGGCGAGCTGATTATGCAAGGCAGCTTGCCCGCAACAGCTCGGCAGTATCTGGAGACGAAGCGTGTCGTCGAAGAAACGTTGCGTGCTGCTGAAGCTGCACTTGCCAAGGCAGAGGCTGATGGCGCTTCTGCAGATGAAATCGAAAGGCAACGCAAAGAGCTAGAGCGCATTCGCGGCGCCGGCCAAGAAGAGCTTGGACGTATTCAAGGTGGCGATGATCCAGGCAAAATTATTTCCGATGCAATCACAAAGGTCAAAGGCGAGCTAAACGAATTGCTGAATCTTGGCAATCAAGTCGTCGGCGCCGCCACCGCAATCGGTGACGCATTTGGCAATTCGTTTAAAGGCTTGATCAGCGGAAGCATGAGCGCGAAAGAGGCGCTGCGTAGCTTCTTCCAGAGCACCGCTGAGTATTTCTTGGATATGGCGGCCAAGATTATTGCCAAGCAGATGACGATGATCATCCTGCAGACCATCTTGAAGGCGCTGGGTGCTGTCGTCGGTGGTGGGGGTGGGGGTGGGGGTGGGGGTGGTGCCGTTACGGGGGATTTTATGAATACACAGGCACTTGCAGGCCTTACACCTGCGGCCAATGGTGCCAGCTTTGTCAATGGCACTGCCAAATTTGCCAAGGGTGGTGTCGTCAATCGCCCAACTCTGTTCAAGTTTGCGAACGGTGGCGCCATGCAGTCAGGCGTCATGGGTGAAGCTGGCCCTGAGGCGATCATGCCCCTCAAGCGCGGTGCAGACGGCAAGCTTGGTGTTGAAGCGACTGGTCTTCGTGAAGCGATGGGCGCCGCTCCCGGTTCCGGTGCCGGCTCGCCCGTGCTTAACATGAGTTTTGAAACCACCAACATCGGCGGCGTGGAATATGTCAGCCGCGATCAACTGGAGCAAGCGATGGCCGAAACCCGCCGTGCTGCATCCCGTGATGGCGCCCAACGCGGCATGACCATGACTCTTGACCGCATTCAGAACAGTAGCTCCACCCGCCGGAGGGTTGGCATCTAATGGCTGATTTTCCTGCCCTGACCCCAACCGCCCGCAACTTCCAACTGGGGCAATTTCCCGTCAAGACTTACCGGGCCATGTCGGGCGCCACGTTGCGCCGCAGCTTCGGCAACCGCCCGTTCGGCCACACGCTGGACCTGCAGTTCGAAAACGTGCCCGAAGCCACGGTTAACACGATCATCGACCACTACAACACCCAAAGCGGTGGCACGCTTGGCTTTGCATTGCCCGCGACGGTGTTTGCCGGTTACAGCGCGGGTTTGCGCAACCGCGCCCAGAACCCTACCGGCATCGAGTGGCTGTATGCCGAGCCGCCAGCCATTAGCAGTGTGCTCAAGGACCGCAGCACGGTAACGGTCAAGCTAATAGGCGAAATCAAATGACCGAAATCCGCATCGCGCAGTATTTCGATCTGACCACTGCCAACGGGGTGCGCCACCGCTACCAGAACTTTTTCGTCCAAGAACCCCGCACGCTAGCTGGTGCCCGCTTCGAGTTTGCGCCATTCCGCGCTGAAGGCAGCACCGCCAACCTCAACGGCGACAACGCTCTGGTGCGGGTGCTGTTCCCCAACGT